AGACCATTTATATTCCAGTGTAGCACAGCGGTAGTGCAGTTGACTGTTAATCAATTGGTCGTAGGTTCGATCCCTGCCACTGGAGCCAATTTTCGGAGCAATTGATGCTAAGGCGTGTGCATCGGCGGACTGTAAATCCGTCCCCTCAGGGTAAACAATCTTGGTTCGACTCCAAGTTGCTCCACCATTTTTTTGCCTTGTTAGCTCAGGGGTAGAGCGTCTCGTTTACACCGAGAGGGTCGGCAGTTCGAAACTGTCACAAGGTACCATTTGTTGGGGGTTAGTTAAATGGTATAACATCGGATTTTGATTCCGAGATCACAAGTTCGATTCTTGTACCCTCTGCCATTATTTTTTTTAAAGGAGTTAGTTATGAAAAGTAAACCGATCGTGCGCGAACGTAACTGCTTCGTTCGTCTAGCACTTTTCCGTAAAGCAGGTGTTCATCGTAAGTCTAATAAGGCATTACGTAGAGCACAAAAACAAATACCTTTGGGGGTATAACTTAACGGCTAAAGTAGTAGGCTTTTAACCTATTAATCAGAGTTCGATTCTCTGTACCCCTACCAGTTTTCTTTGGTGTGACCTTAGTGTCAGCGGTTAGCACCTCGGATTGTGATTCCGATAGCATGGATTCGAATTCCATAGGTCACCCCAAAGAAAATTGCCAAGATAGCTCAGTTGGTAGAGCGACAGACTGAAAATCTGTGCTTGGGCGGTTCGATCCCGTCTCTTGGTACCAGTAGAATAATGGAAGATAATGCAGCGGGGTTGGTCCTGCGACTGGCCTTGAAAACCAGGTTCTCAGAAATGGGATGGGGTTCGACTCCTCTGTCTTCCGCCAATTAATGGTGCGGTCCTATAATGGTATTAGAGCGGATTGCTAATCCGTCGACCGGTGAAAGCCGGTTTCTGAGTTCGAGTCTCAGTCGCACCGCCAGTTAAGGTGACATAGCACAGCGGTAGTGCAGCTCCTTCATACGGAGCAGGTCGTTGGCTCGAATCCAACTGTCACCACCATACATGCGTCCTTAATTCAACTGGATAGAAAGCAGGTCTTCGAAACCTGAGGTTGGGAGTTCGAATCTCTCAGGACGCGCCATATATAATAAGAATTTATCTCGGTAGTGTAACGGCAGCATGTCGGTCTCCAAAACCGTTGGTGGGGGTTCAAATCCCTCCCGGGATGCCAATGCGGGGTTAGTTTAGTGGTAAAACTAGATCCTTCCAAGTTCAAGTCGCGAGTTCGATTCTCGCACCCCGCTCCATTTAAGAAGTACTACCATGAAAAATTTAGATATAAGTGAAGTTAAAGCATTCATTGAATCACAGAGTCCAGAGACTAAGATCTATATCGGGGCTGATTCAGAGAGATGTAAGCGTAGCGGTAGATGGTATGCAGATTATACTTTAGCAATCGTAGTACACATAGATGGATGCCACGGTTGTAAGATATTTGGTGAAGTACAGACGGAAATTGATTATGATGCTAAGGCTAGTAAACCATCGATGCGTTTAATGAACGAAGTGTATAAGGTGGCGGAACTGTACCATAAAATTGTAGACTCAATTGGTGAAAAAGAAGTACAGATACATCTTGATATTAACCCCGATGTGCGTTATAATAGTAGTATAGTTATTCAGCAGGCAGTTGGTTTTATTAAAGGTACATGTAACGTTGTACCAATGGTTAAACCAAATGCCTTCGCCGCTAGCTATGCGGCTGATAGGTTGAAAGAGGTATTAGCAGCTTAGAGATTGCCCAGGTGACGGAATTGGTATACGTGTTGGTCTTAGAAGCCAAATTTTGAGAGTTCGAGTCTCTCCTTGGGCACCATTCTTCTGGCGTTAGTATAATGGATAATACAGTAGCCTTCTAAGCTATCAATACAGGTTCGATTCCTGTACGCCGGACCATTTATTGCGAGTGTAGCCGAATTGGTATAGGCAGTGGACTTAAAATCCATAATCTGCGGGTTCGAGTCCCGCCACTCGCACCATTTTTTGTGGTATAAATAAACCGTCCCCAGTGGCGGTTTTTCTTTGTCTATATTATAATTATATGATAGGAGTGTGATATGAAAGTTGAGTTTAATTCGTTACATTGGAATAACGTTGATAAGGATATGCTATCAGCACATCAACGTGTCATGGACTATTTTAGTATTCCGATGAATTATGATAACCGTGATGGCCATAATCATGGCATGTGGATGCAGTGGGTGATCAATAACTCGTCAAGTGATGTTATTGTGTTTATGGAGCCCGATTGTATCCCTCTCAATAAATGCTACTTAGAGTATATTAAGTATGCAAATCGGAATGAGACATTTGTTGGCATTGCTCAAGTCTCAAACCACATTCCCCCTAAGTCTCACATCTATGCCGCACCTGCCTTCTATGCAATCTCTAAGAAAGCATACGACAAGCTAGGTCGACCCTCATTCACCGAAACCCGTCGATCAGATACAGCTGAAGAAATATGCTACATGGCAGAAGATAAAGGTATGAAGTATCGTGCACTGATGCCTACATACTTTGAGAAGCCTTCTTCTGAAGGTATCTGGCCTTTAAGCAATCTTGGCTACTATGGTATTGGTACGGTGTTCGATAATTCGATATATCATCTCTATCAATCACGAATGGCGGAAAATATTGAGATGTTTGTTAAACGTTGCGATCAGGTTATTAGAGACGAATTTACAACTGAGTCTTTTACTTCTGCTACTACATTTAAATTATGAAAATATTATTTCACGCTAATACATTAAACTTTCGTGGTACAACAGTAGCTGTTACCGACTATGCAAGATACAATCAAGAAGTCTTAGGTAATGAAAGCGTAATCGTTTACAATGAAAGCTTAGGTTATGAAAAAGACATGGGCACTGAGGCCGTTGTACTTCATAACCTTAAACAACGATTTAAGATCGAATGTTATAAAGAAGGTCAATTACAAAAACTGATAGATAAAGAGAAAGTTGATACAGCTTACTTTATCAGAGCCGGTCATAAGGAAGGTGAGCTTGTAACTAATACTAAGACTGCCATACATTCGGTGTTTCAATATTACGAACCGCATGGTGATAGGTATGCTTATATATCCGAATGGTTATCTAATAAAATGTCAGATGGTAAGTTGCCGTTTGTTCCGCATATTGTAGATTTACCTGAACCTAAAAAAGATTACAGACAAGCATTAGGTATTAGACCAGATCAAATTATAATAGGTCGTCTTGGGGGTTATTTTACCTTTGATATTAAATTTGTAAAAGACTATATTACCAAGCTCGTGCAAGATAACGATACGTTTGTTTTTCTTATGATGGGTACCGAACCTTTTGTATCCCATCCTAACGTAAAGTTTATTAATGAAATTCATGACGTTCAGCGTAAAGCAGATTTTATTAATACTTGTGATGCAATGTTACATGCAAGAGAAAGAGGAGAGAGTTTTGGTCTATCGATCGCTGAGTTCTTATCTCTTAATAAACCGGTCCTTGCATGGAACAATGGTCACGATTTAAATCACTTAGATATGTTAAAAGACAGCGGTCTATTATATAATGATGCAAGTCATTTAAATTATCTACTTCATAACTTACCAGAGTTTAAACAAGACTGGACGAAGCGGGTAGAGCAATTTAAGCCTGTACCTGTAATGAATAAATTTAAAGAGGTGTTTCTATGACACAAATAGTTTTTAAACGAGTTACAACTCCTGCTGAGGCTGAGAATCTTCGCGTAGTGCGTAATCAATGTCGTGAATATATGACACGCAGTACTGAGTTAATTACCCCTGAACAACAGGAAGAATGGTTCAAGACTGCGTTTCGTAAATATGACTTATACATTGCGTATGCTATTGAGCATGGTGTGTGTATTGTTGATGCTGGCTTTGGAGTTGTTCATAAAAATGAAAACGAATTTCTTTTAACTGGTGGTCTAGTACCTGACTATAGGGATAAAGGTTTAGGTAAAGTTATTTTTAAGTTTCTGGTTGATCAATGTCATAAGTCATTACCTATTCGGCTTGAGGTATTAAAAAGTAATACACGAGCATTTAAAACTTACGAAGGCCTTAACTTTAAAGTAACAGGCGAAACAGATAAAATATATTACATGGAGTATCAATATGATTCCGTTATTTAAAGTTGCGATGTCGGACCATGCAGCAGAAAAAGTTTCCGCTGTACTATCTTCAGGCTTTATTGGTCAGGGGCCTGTCGTAGAAGAATTTGAAGATGTTTTGTGGCGCGTTTTAAAATCTAAGACAAGACCTGTCACTGTAAATTCATGTACTGCGGCTATTGATCTATCCCTAGACCTATTAAATATTAAACCTGGTGACGAAGTTATTGCAACACCTCAGACTTGTTTTGCATCTAACGTAGGTGCAATTCATCGAGGCGCTAGACTGCGTTGGGCTGATATTGATCCCTTGACCGGACTCATTGATCCTGTATCTGTTGGTAAACTAATCAACGAAAAAACTAAAGCAATCCTTGCAGTTAACTGGGCTGGAAAGATTTGTGATTATAAAGCACTTAAAGCATTTGGGGTACCTGTAATCGAGGATGCTGCTCATACCTGGGATGTTTTTGGTATAGGTGATATTGAACGTGGAGATTATATTTGTTACAGCTTCCAGGCTATTAAATTCCTTACTACCGGTGATGGTGGAATTTTAGTTTGCCCACCTGAAATGGAAAATGAAGCCCGTACACTTCGTTGGTATGGTTTAGATAGAACAAAGAACGAATCATTCCGCTGTACACAAGACATTACGAAAGTTGGTTTTAAATATCACATGAATGATATTAATGCCTCTATTGGACTATCTAATATAGGTAAAGCTGAGTACTCGGTTGCTTGTAGTAGACGTAATTCAAAAGACTATATTACTAAGGTTAATAATCCATTACTAACTTTACCTGAATGGGATGAGACATGTTCGTACTGGTTATTCAGTATGCATGTAAAAGTAGGGTTAAAGGATCATTTTACCAAATACTTAGAAAACAACGGCATTGCAGTTAGCCCGGTTCACTTCCGTAATGATATGTACAGCAGTATATCTCAATTCCGAGAGGGTGCTCTACCCGGTGTGACATCGTTTACTGAAACTCAGATCTGCATTCCTAACGGGTGGTGGTTGACTATGTTTGAGCAAGAGCATATAATCAAAGTATTAAATGAGTATACTGGAATATGAAAATTTTAATTATCGGTGGTGAGGGGTACATTGGTACCTATCTTAATAACCATCTAATTAGTCAAGGTCTAGATGTTCAAACCTTCGGTAATAGGAAACAAGATTATAATATTTTAGGGAGAGAATTCCTTCTTCAATTCTCTCACATTGTATTATTAGCTGGTCATTCAAGTGTTCAGTGTTGTAATGGTCCGTTAGATTCACCTTGGAAAAACAATGTACGAAATTTTAAAAATCTAGTTGAAAAAACGGATAGTAAGCAAACTATTATATACGCAAGTAGTGCATCAGTTTATGGTGCTAATGATGTTAAACGTCTGTATATTGAAAATGAAATTAGTGTTGATTTTGTAAACAATTACGATCTTACTAAAGTAAGTTTAGACTTATTGGCAATAAAGTATATGTCTGAAGGTAGAAAGCTAGTAGGTCTTCGATTCGGTACCGTCAATGGTAATTCACCTGTCATTCGAAGAGATCTGATGATTAACTCTATGGTGTATTCAGCTATTACAGAAGGCCATATTACCATTACAAATAAGCATATTAAACGCCCTATACTTTCTGTAAGAGATCTATCAAGGGCTGTTGAATCAATAATTATACAAAATACTCATTCAAATATCTTTAATCTTGCAACTTTTAATTCAACAGTTGAAGATATTTGTAAGATAGTTAATGAGCATACAAAAGTAGATATTATTGATAACGGGAATACATCAGGTACATATAATTTTGCTATTGATAATACTAAATTTAAAGTGTTGAATAAGTTTACATATGAAGATAATATCCACTCTGTTGTTGAGAGTGTTATTGATTGTTATAAAAACAGAAACCCTAAAGTAGTAATTAGAAACGAATATTTCCAATATGATTGATTACATAATTGTTATCTATAAAAATTATGATTTGCTAGAATTGCAAATAGAGAATTTTAAACGCCTTTTTCCACATAAAGATTATAATTTAATCGTTGTAGACAATACACCGGATGGTGAAAAGCAGACTACGGCTGCATGCTTAGATTCTATTATAGATCACTTTGTAAAATGTGAAAGTGTACCAACATTTGATGGTCTTTCCCACGGTAAGGCTATTAATGAAGGCTTGAAATATGTTAAGTCAGATATCGTTGGTATCATTGACTCAGACTACTTTATTCTTAATAAAAATATTCACGATTACGTATATAAAAAGTTTAAAGAAGGGTACAAAGCTATTGGTACCGAATATAACGATGGCAAAGATACAAAGAGCTGGGTAGAAAAGAATCCTGAAGCGTTTAAAAATATTCCTGTCTGCTTCGGTGCATATTATGATGCGGAGTTAGCTAAATCACATTCCTGGGTTATTACTGAACAAGAAGTAAATGAAAATCGACCTACAGGGTATGTTGAAGTAGGATACCGAATTCGTAAACATATTTTTGAAAATAATATCTTATCAGAAAATTGGAAGACGGATGCTACCAGCTATGGTAACTGTTATTTTAAAAATAGTGACGGTGAGATGATGGGTGTTCATTATGTCGCGGGGTCGCATAGACGTTGGAGTGATGTATCAAAGGCTGAATTAAGAGATATTCTTTCTTTAGATTACAGTAGCTACAAAAAGTTAACAAATTGTCTTTGCTGTGGTGGTACTAACTTAGAAGACATTTTAAACCTTAACAACCAGCCCCTGGCTAATAGCTATCTTGAAACCGTTGATGAAAAAGAGTACAGTTACCCTCTAGGTATTAACTACTGTATGGATTGTACCCATATTCAGTTAACGCATGTCGTCGACCCTGATAAACTATTCAAACACTACCTCTATGTAAGCGGTACAACAAAGACGTTGAAGGATTACTTTGATTGGTTTGTAGACTTTACGCGTAAATATACAGAAGGTAAAAAGGTACTCGATATCGCGTGTAACGATGGTACTCAACTTGACTCTTATAAAGAGAAAGGTTTTATTACATACGGTATTGATCCAGCTGAAAACTTATACCCTGAAAGCTCTAAGAAGCATTCTATTGTATGTGATTACTTTACATCTGCTAAACAGTTTGATACAAAGTTTGATATCATTACTGCACAAAACGTATTTGCTCACAATTCATACCCTAAAGAGTTCTTAGAATCTTGTAAAGATGCTCTGGATACAAATGGTTGTATTTTTATTCAGACATCACAAGCAGATATGGTAGCAAATAATCAGTTTGATACTATTTACCATGAACATATTTCTTTCTTCAGTGTTAAATCCTTTTGCGCACTAGCTCACCGGGCAGGGCTAAATGTTATTGACGTAACCCGTACACCTATTCACGGTACAAGTTTTGTATTTGTGTTATCTAAAGACCTACCTGATCAATCTGAAAAGTTTATTGCAGAAGAACAAACACTTACCTACCGTATCATGCTTAAGTATGCAAATAACTGTATACGTATTGCTAAAGAAACAAAAGCAATGGTGGAAGCATTGCAAAAACAAGGTATTAAAGTTATCGGGTACGGGGCAGCTGCCAAGGGTAATACCTTTCTTAACTTCTCTAAGTTTAATTTAGACTATATTGTAGATGATAATCCTTTGAAGCACCGTATGTTTAGCCCAGGCTCTAAAATACCAATTCTACCTCCCAATACTTTGTTTGGTGAAGAGGGTGAAATTTGCGTTGTACCTTTGGCGTGGAACTTCTTTGATGAGATTAAATCTAAAGTTCTTTCCCGTAAATCTGATAAAATTAACTTCTTAAAATACTTCCCTGAAGTGGTATGTACAAGACAATAATTTCACATTTTTATAATGAAGAGTATTTGCTTCCTTGGTGGCTAGAACATCATAAGAAATACTTTAATCATGGTATAATGATTAACTATGCCTCTACTGATAACTCCGTGAGCATTATTAGACATATATGTCCTGATTGGACTATTGTAAATTCTAGAAATCAATTCTTTGATGCAAAACTAATTGATGATGAAGTATCTGATATTGAGAGTACAGTTACAGGTTGGAAGACTTGTCTTAATACGACCGAGTTGTTGGTTGGCGATTATTCTTTAATGAATAGTACACCAAATCAGGAAATCACGGTACCGTGTTTTATAATGGTAGATGCAGAACCAGAGATTTTACCCTCATACACCAAACCGCTTATAGAACAAAAATATCATGGTATTCATTATCACGGTAGAGATCCTCTAGCAAGACGACCTAGACTAATTCATAATAAGCCCGGGGTATCGTACCCCCTTGGTAGACATTACCCTAATTTTAATACTGATAAACTTAAAGTTTTATGGTATGGTTGGTCACCATTTAACATGAAAGCATTAAGTCGTAAATTACAAATACAGAATAGAATTCCTGAGTCAGATAAGGCAAGAGGTTTTGGTTCGCAGCACATTGCTAATGAAAATAAGTTGAATCAAATATTTAGAAAAGACTACTTTCCGTTTGCTGTAAATCTTAAATCTGAAATATAAATAAAACTATTATATAAGGTGAATATGAACATAGCATTAATTTTTGCAGGTATATCATTCGGTCATAAATCAGAAAGAGATTTTAATCATTGTTTCCCTAACATTGATCGTAACTTAATTCAACCTCTTCGGGAAGAACACTCCGTCTTTAAATACGTCATGACGTATGATAATGATAGAATGGATGAAGTTACCAGACTCCTTAACCCTAAAAGACTTGCTTCTATACCTTTTGAAGGTAGTAAGCAAAACCCAACTCGTGCGGCTGCTGTTAAGCTTACAGGGGATGATGAGCGTATTGATTTCTATATTATGTCAAGGTTTGATGTTCATTACAACAAACCTTTAAAAGACTTTAACATAGACTGGGATAAATTTAATTTTGTTTCTCGTGAGGGTAACGGGTATTGGGAAAGTCAGCAATTTGTAGGTGATACTTTTTATGCCTGGCCGAAACGTCTTCATAGTCAGGTGGTTGAAGGGTTTGCAGAGCTTGCTAAATTTGATCCCAATCACATGCATAACTTTTACTCTATTCTTGCACCTATCATGGGTCAAGGAAATATTCACTTCATGAGTGAGGAACCTCAATTAAGCGGTCACCTGTTAACAAGTATTTGTACAAGAGATTACACAGACCGCTTGCGTGGTAAGATACCAATTAACGAAGAAATCTTAGCTAGATTTCCATAATAAGGATTTAAATGATTAATATAGTTATTCCAATGGCCGGTAGAGGTCAACGATTTGTTGAGAGCGGTTATGATAAGCCTAAACCAATGATTGACGTAGTTGGCGTTCCAATGATTAAACGTGTCATTGATTCGCTTACGTCTAAACACAGTGAGTGTAATTTTATTTTTATTGCATTGAAAGAACATTTAGATAACGGGCTTCAAGAATTTCTTGAGCAACAGGGCACAATTATCCCATTGGATATTGTTACAGAGGGTGCTGCGTGTACCACGTTGATGGCATTGCCTTACATTAATAATTCAAAGCCGTTAGTTATTGCAAACTGTGATCAATATCTTGAATGGAACTTTGATGATTTCCTAGAACAGTCTAAAGACCGGGATGGGTCACTGGTAGTATTTAATTCAACAAACCCCCATCATAGTTATGCTAAGGTTAAAAAAGGTCAAGTAATTGAAGTAGCAGAAAAGAAAGTTATTTCCGATAAAGCATGCGCAGGTATCTACTACTTCCGACATGGTAATGAATATATCGAGAGTGTAGTTATGATGATTGCTAAAAATATAAGAACTAATAACGAGTTCTATATTGCGCCTGCATATAATGAGTTAATTGCAGGTTTAGGTAATGTATCGGTATATGAAGTTGATGTTAACAAAAAGCATATGCTTGGTACGCCATATGAATTAGAAATATTTTTAGATAAAGTTGAAAACGGGGATGTTGTATTATGAAAGTATTAATTTTTGGTAAGAGTGATATTGGTGAGGGTATCAAACAACTATATCCTGATACTGTAAACATTCCAAAAGAAGAATGCGATGTTAGAGACGTAAAACAGATAAGATCAACACTGGCAAAATATAGCCCAGATATTATTGTTAACTGCGCAGGTATTTCTCATGTTCAAGTAGTTAAGGAGTCTAATATTGATCACTGGAAAGAAGAGATTGATGTAAACCTAACCGGTAGTTATTTAATTGCTAGAGAATCAATTAATGCTGGTGTCGAAACTATGATCTTTATTGCCTCGGTTGCCGGTATGTACGGTAAACCAGAGCACAGCGGTTACTCGGCGTCTAAGTCTGGGGTTATCTCTTTCGTTCAGTCACTTGGCCTTGAAGGTTACAATGCCTATTCAATTAGCCCCGGTCGCGTAGATACTAAGATGCGCGAGCATGATTACCCAGGTGAAGATAAACGAACTAGGCTGACAACGCTACAAGTGGCTGAAATTGTTAAAGAATGTATTGATGGATTGCATAAACCAGGTGATAATGTAATAATCCGCAAACGAGGCTTTAGAAAACTTAAGCGTACTGATCGAGGTCAACCTTGGAAACAATATCTTAACGTTCAACCTTTAGGTGCTCCTAAAAACATTTAATATGAAAATAATTTGTCATCGAGGCAATACATTTGGACCTGATACAGATAATGAAAATAAACCAGAAGTTATTGACTATTGTATCCGCCAGGGGTACGATGTAGAAATTGATCTCCGGTTATATAATAATGAACTATATCTTGGTCACGACGAGCCAACTTATCCCATTACACTAGATTACATAATTGAAAATAAAAGTAGATTATGGATCCACTGCAAAGATTTAACCTCAAGTTCTAGACTTCACGGGATAAAAGGTATTAATTATTTCTTTCACGATAAAGATGAATATACCTTGACTTCTATGAACTATGTCTGGACATACCCTAAACCTCAAAACGTTTATTCGTGGAAACAAGTCATACTTGACTTCGGTTCAAAAGTTGATTTTTTAGCGTATCGGTCGCTAGGTGTTCATGGGATATGTGTTGATTATGTCTAAAATTTCTATTTGTTGCCCGGTGTATACAATGGAAAGTAACCGAGCAGAAAAGTTTCTTGTTGAATATCTTTCTTATCTAATCTTTCAAACGTTTAAAGACTTTGAAGTTGTTATTTCAGATCAAAGTACATTCGATAACTTAAGATCTATTGTAGATACTTTTGATCATGTTCTTAATATTCGGTATGTACGTAATACCAGTGAGAAAAAGAACGCTGCTAACAATGTCAATAATGCCGTTAAGCATGCAACGGGAGATATTGTAAAATTACTTTACATGGACGACTTCTTTGTAGACCCATTCGCGTTACAAAAGATAAGTGATGCATTTGATAATAACCCTGGAGGTAAATGGTTTATATCTGGGTTTACTCATTGTAATGAAGATAGGTCTCATTACTTTGATACTAGACTTCCTTGGTATGGTAACAAATACGTGAATGGTGATAACACAACCGGTAATCCATCTAACTATGCCGTAAGACGTGACTGCGCAATTGAGATGGATGATAATATGTTATGGCTTGTAGACGGTGAATACTTCTACCGGTCTTACTACTACCATGGTGACCCTATTATGATAGATGACGTTTTGGTTTGCTTTAGAGAACACGGGTCCTCTGCATTTCGAGACCCTAAGTTTCAAGAACTCGATGCAAAAGAAAGACAGTACTGTATCGACAAGTATAATGGTACCATGCCGACGAAAGAAGTAGCATTGAGCTGGAAATGACGTTATAATATGTAATTATAAGGACTATATTATGAAAATTGGAAGTGAAACTATTGCGCTGCTAAAGAACTTTGCATCGATCAATACTAATATTGTATTTAAAGAAGGTGATGCAGTTAGTACTATCTCTAATGCAAAGAACATCTTTGCTAAAGCTACAATTAAGGAAACCATTCCTAAAGAGTTTGCTATCTATGATCTTAACTCCCTTCTTGCTATGTGGACGTTGACCGATAGCCAGGATATTGAGTTTGGAGATAAATGTATTGGTATTACTAGCCCGGCTGGTAAATTTGAATACTACTACTCTAATCCTGAGATTGTAACTGCTGCTCCTACTAACGAGATTGAGCATGCTGATGTTTATAAGTTTAAAGTAACAGCTGAAGATATCCAGATGATTATGAAAGCGGCCGCTATCACCGGTGCACCTACTGTATCGGTTACATGCAAGAATCAAGCTGTTGTATTATCGGTTAGTGATCGTAAGAATGATACAGCGTCTAACTTTAGGAAGTCTCTAGGTACATCCTTTGATGACTTCGATGTCTTTATTGCTGTCGAGAATCTAAAAGTTATTCCTGATGCATACGACATTACAGTTGCTAAGACTCCTAATGGTAAAGCTAAGTTCCTTCATTTTAAACACGAGTCTAGACAACTACAATATTGGATTGCCGCCGAACCTGGTTCAGTAGTTTAATATGCTCGTTTGTGAAGAGTCTAAATTCTTAGAATCGTATCTTCACACAGATACAGCATTCTGCGATAGATTAATTCAGGTATGGGAAGCACACGACAAGCGAGCAGGTTATTTAAAAGTTAACTCTGTTGATACAGTTGATAAAGACAAAAAAGATTCAATTGATGTTGTATTAGATAGTAATGCTTCAGAACTTAGTGAATACTTTAACCTATTACAGCAGTGCGTAGACCGATATATAGAAAAATATAGTTATTGTAACTCTCATGCACCGTGGGGTATTATCGAGGGGGTCAATATACAATACTATGTACCCGGCGGTGGTTATAAAATATGGCATGCGGAAAGAGGAACAGGTGTGTACCCTAATTCAGGCCGTCATCTGGTATTCATGACATATCTTAATACGGTTGATGGGGAAGAGTGCGAGGGGGGTACAGAATGGTTGTATCAAGAAAAGAAAGTAAAGGCTGTTAAAGGTAAAACCGTTATATGGCCGGCAGACTGGACTTTTACTCACCGAGGTATAGTTTCACCTGTATACGAAAAATATGTGATAACCGGTTGGTTTAATTTTAAAAATGAATAGAATATATTATGAGTGAGCATTTTATCTGGGTTGAAAAATATCGCCCTAGGAAAATTGACGATTGTATCTTACCTGAGTCTCAGAAAGAATACTTTAAGCAGATGGTTGCTAAAGGTGAGATTCAGAATATGTTGTTATGTGGTTCTGCAGGTACCGGTAAGACTACGGTAGCTAGGGCCCTGTGTGAGGAGCTTCAGACCGACTATATGATCATTAACGGATCAGAAGAGTCTGGTATTGATGTATTGCGTACTAAGATTAAGCAATTTGCCTCTACTGTTTCTTTTAGTGGTAATACTAAGGTGGTTATCCTTGACGAAGCTGATTACTTAAACCCTAACTCTACCCAGCCTGCATTGCGCGGGTTCATTGAAGAGTTTGCAAGTAACTGTCGCTTTATTCTAACTTGTAATTTTAAGAATCGTATTATACCACCCTTGCACTCTAGGTGTGCTGTAATTGAGTTTAAGATTCCTAACGCAGATAAACCAACCATCGCAGCTAACTTCTTTAAGCGTGTATGCAGTATATTAGAGCAAGAAGCTATACCGTTTGATCAAAAGGTGATTGTTAAGATTGTGCAGAAGCACTTTCCTGACTTTCGTAGAACGTTAAACGAGCTTCAGCGTTATTCTCAATCTGGTTCTATTGATGAGGGTATCTTAGTCAGTGTTAGCGAGGCTAACATGAAAGAACTTATCGATGCTATTAAAGAAAAAGACTGGAAGAAAATGCGGACCTGGGTTGTTAATAATTTAGATAATGATCCTGTATCTTTGTTCCGTAAGATTTACGATACCTTTGTACCTTTAACTAATCAAGTACCGCAACTGGTTCTAACGATTGCTGACTACCAGTATAAGTCCGCTTTTGTAGCTGATCAAGAGATTAACTTAGTTGCATGTCTGACTGAAATTATGGCGTCTGTGGAGTTAAAATGACAACATTAATTAGCGAACATTATTCAGAAGATAAGCTTAAGTATGCAGCGGTATTTGCTCGTGGTAGTGGTTACCGAGTATTGTGTCTAGATAGCTATTTTGAAACTCAGAACGAGTTCTTTTTTCAAGAAATTGATAAAGCTGAGGATCGCGCGGAAGACTGGATTTTAAATGAATGAATTACTAAGACCTACATTTGAATGGATAAAAGATGACTATCGCTCTAATCGCTTTCGTTTTTTCGTTGAGCTTCTTGCTTGGGCTATTAGTATTGGCTGCTCCATCACTATGGCAGCAACCGTCCCTACCCCGCCTCTACTTACTCTTTACCCTGTATGGATCTGCGGCTGTGCTATGTATGCTTGGGCTGCTTATACTAGGAAATCATTTGGGATGCTTGCTAACTACTTGCTCCTAACCACAATCGACACAGTCGGTTTAATTAGAATGGTAATCTAATGTTCGGGGAACCTAAAGTAGAGATAGTTATTGAGCCTTATAGAGCACCAGCTATCTCGCCTTTCGATTTTATTAATGCAATCACCTATAATAAGAACGATCTTATGGTAGATGATTGGGCTGAAAAGCAATATGCTCCATACATTGTAAATAAAGGGCTTTCGTACGGCGCTGATACCGTAATCCAAGCAAATGAGATGAATTCCAGACCCCACCTCGATAAGAAACTCCAGTTCCAATTTCTAATAAATAATATTAGGCCTAAGAAACGCTATAATAAGTGGATCAAAGCTGATAAGATTGAGTCGATAGAAGTAATAAAACAATACTATGGTTATAGCACAGATAAGGCACGCCAAGTACTTCCCCTTCTAGATCAATCTCAAATTGACCTGATAAAACAAAAATTAGAAAAAGGTGGAATTAATAATGTCAAACGAGTACTTCAAGATTGACTTACCTGGATATGCACCCCTAGAAGTCCTACTTGTTCAACCAGATGATTTTCTTAAGGTAAGAGAAACGTTAACCAGAATTGGTGTTGCCTCTAGAAAAGATAAGATTCTTTTTCAATCTTGCCACATATTACATAAACAAGGAAAATACTATATCGTTCACTTTAAGGAACTCTTTGCCTTAGATGGAAAGCAGACCGACTTAACAGAAAACGATTTAGAACGCAGAAATACAATTGCCAAGCTCCTCTCTGATTGGGAACTGGTAAAGATTATAGATGCTACCAAATTTACCGAACTTGCTCCTCTGTCGCAAATTAAAGTAATTTCATATAAAGATAAGCACGAATGGGATCTACAAACCAAGTATAATATTGGTAGTAAAAAAAGAGTAGATTCTAACGAGTAAAAGCATATATAATATCATATCCCCGGGATGGGAACGTTACAGGCTCTTCTACCTTAGGAGCGTCTAAAGCCGGTACAACGATAAGGTACCCCAGTAGTCGGTAAGCTGGATTAATGATACGCCTTCGGGGTATCGAATTTTAAACTCGCTTAATAGGAGAAACTATATGTTCTACGCAAACATGGCTATCGATTCAATTCAAGACGCCAAAATTACCTTCCTCAAACAAACTGTACAGGAAGAATCCCTTAAAAAACCTTTAGTTGATTTTGTCGAGGCACAACGTGTCTTTACAAAGCAAATTGCTAAGTCTGCCAGTGATGTAATTACACTGACAACTCAAACATTTGCAAATGCAATTACAGGTACTACTAAAAAGGGAGCTTAATATGACTTTAGGAAGCATTGCTTTTGGTCCTGCATTTAAGGACATGGATAAATTTTTTGTAGGCTTTGATGACCAGTTCTCGCGTATTGCTAAGATACACGATGACATGACAAAAAATATTCCTAACTATCCCCCTTACAACATTAAAAAGACAGGTGATAATACTTACGTTGTTGAAGTAGCTGTTGCTGGTTTTTCTAAACAAGACATTGAGATTGAACTTAATGACGGTAAGATGGTAATTAAGGGTAGCGTTCAGTCAAACGAAGCCGAGGAAAATTTCCTATTCAAGGGAATTGCCAATCGTGCCTTTACTCGTACTTTTGCACTTGATGACCAAGTCGAAGTACAAAATGCTGAAATGTTTAATGGTATGCTGAAGGTCTTCCTTGAGCGTATTATTCCTGAGCATAAAAAGCCAAAGAAGATCGAAGTAAACGATACTTCAGAAACTAAACCTAAAAAAACTAAACCTCAATTACTTACAGAAGATCCACAAGATCGCGACCTGTAATACTAAGCCCCTTCGGGGGCTTTTTTTAAATTGTTCACAAGACAAGGAAAAGCTATGTATAAAGAACTAGAAGCATTTGGGGGTGTACATGCCCCTTCGATGTCAGATTTTTGGTCATGGGTGGAAAAAGCATTTACACCTTCCTATCAGAATGAGATAGACACGTATCTTAAAGATTGTGTAGATCATAAAGACCTTCAATCAAGAATGGATGTTTTAATTAGACGGGGACTAATCTAATGTTTAAAAGATTACTAAATATGATATATGAAGTTAGAAATGCAGTACGAGAAAGCCGAATGAGACATCCAAAAGGAACATGATAATACTTTCACTAATACCTGTTAGAAGAAAGAACTGGGTTATTAAAGCCAGTGTTTTCGATGATCAGATATTAGTGTTTTTTCATAACCCGTTAACACTTGCATATTTCTTTAAAATATTTTATAATGAAGAATGTGCTTATAAATTTATAGAAGAGATTGTTGTAACATGATTAAAATTGTAAAATTAATTACTGGTGAAGAATTGATCGCGGACGTTACTACTGACCATATCGGTATTACTCTTAAGCAACCATGCGCTATTCAACTTATGCCTGGTCGTTCAGAAGGTCAAACGATGATGGGTTTAATTCCTTACGCATCATATACAGAAGATTTTAAAGTTACAGTTGAGCTTGATAAAGTTATCTGGCAAGAAAAACCTTCTAAAGATATTTACAATCAGTACAACTCTGCATTCGGTTCAGGTATTCAACTGGCAAGTTGATAATGTTTCATGTCATAATTCAAAATATTATGAGAACGTCTAAAAAACCATATCCTATTACGCTTGTTAATCCGGTTAATTCGGAGGAATGGATTTGTGAAGATTATAACGATACTCGTTTCATTGACGGGGTTGAGTACGTTAAGGTCCGTAAACCTATCATGCAGCGCACTGTGCTAATGCGTAAAGATGTGTTGCGTAAGAAGTAACGTAACAGTTGCAGTCTGGTCTGACTTAATATATAATAGATACATCTACTAAGGAGATATCAGATGAAAAAATTTATTGTAGCTATAATTGCTGGTTTAGCTTTTAGTAATTCTGCTTTTGCATGGGGCGAACGCGAACAAGGTGCACTTGCTGGTATTGCAGGCCTGTGGGCAATTCAACAACTACATAGGGCAGGTCAACTTCAAGTCATACATCAGCAAACACCACCGGTGATTGTACAACAGCCACCTGTAATCATGCAGCAACCCTCTATCTATAGCTTTCCTATTCGGAACTATTATTCTTGCCTGGTGCAAGTGCAAGACCCGTATACAGGGGTTATTAGAAACGAAGTTCGTACTTGCGTTAATTAATAACTCTTATTATATAATGGGCTTATAGCTTAATGGTAAAGCAGTCGACTCATAATCGATTGAGTCTAAGTTCAATTCTTAGTGGGCCCACCAATTGGAGTAAGTATGGTAGATAAAGTATATACCTTTGACGTTGTAGCTGCTGAGGATGGTTCTGAAGATCAAATGCTTCAGTTTTCTGAAGAGTTTTTAGCTGATAATGACTGGCGTGTAGATGATGTTATAAGCTTTGATTTGCAAGAAGATAAGTCAATTATATTAAAGAATAAAACCTGGGAAGCAAGAAATGAAAGTCTATCTAAGCAAATACCGCTACCATTGGATCAGCCCCTACAAGATTCTTGAGAAGGTTTTCTTTTGGCGGGAGATTGATTACGATGAACCACTTATTGATAGGCTGAGCAACATACTTCAGCCTCTTTGCCAAGGTATTCAAAAAGTACTAGATACTATTCATCCTAAAATCGATTATGTTAAAATCGATAAATGGGATACCTGGAATATGGATACTTCTCTTTCCCAGATCATCCTACCTATGCTTATACAGCTTCAAGCAACTAAGCATGGTGCCCCTCATGTTGAAGATGCAGATGTGCCTGAAGGTTTAAATCTTCGTTCTACAGAAGCACCTGCAAAAGAGAACGAATGGGATACAGACGAAAACTGGCATAAGCGCTGGGACTGGGTACTAGCAGAAATGATTTGGACCTTTGAACAGTTAACATCCGACTGGGATTCTCAATACCATACAGGTATATCCGACAGAGTAACTACACCATGTGCATGGGATGAGAACGGTAAGCCTACTATGTACTCATGGGACAAAGGTCCTAAGGATACAACGGAGTTTGATAGTGAAGGTTATATGAAGCATGATAAACGTATCTCCAACGGTCTAGTTTTATTCGGTAAATATTACAGAGGGCTTTGGGATTGAGTATATTAGTTATAACCCCTACTACAGGGTCACCTGAATTAGCTGATGCTGTATATTCGGTATTAAATCAGACAAACAAAGAGGTAGAACACCTTCTAGTTGTAGACGGGGTTGAGTTTTCATCTAGAGTAGATAAGGTATTAAATGATGCAAGAATTATTACAGGTGGAAAAATTAAACGAATTGACTTACCGTTTAATACCGGTAAAAATGGCTTTTATGGCCACCGAATCATGGCTGGGTTTGGCCATCTTATTGATCACGATTATGTTCTCTTTTTAGATCAGGATAATTGGTTTGAACCTGGTCACGTAGAGTCACTTATCAATATTATAGAGAGTAAAAATCTAGACTGGGCTTATTCGCTTAGACAAATTTTTGATAAAGATAAAAATTATATTACAGATGATAATTGCGAGTCCTTAGGTAGGTGGCCTGCATGGGTAGGTGAAAACGTTCATTTAATAGATACAAGTTCATATTGTTTTAAGACGTCATTCTACCGTCAGGTATGCCACATCTGGGATTTCGGGTGGGGCGGTGATAGAAGATTCTATAATATTTTAAAAGATAACATTAAGCACGATAACTATGTATGCACGGGTAAGCATACACTTTCATACCGGTTAGGTGGTAATGAGGGCTCCGTTAATCGTGAGTTCTTTGACGAAGGTAACAGAAAAATGCATACAAAGTATGCAGGTAAATTTCCTTGGATTAAATAAAGTGAACATTTTAGTAACAGGTCATAGAGGCTTTATAGGTCAGAACCTTGTACCTCATTTAGAGCGTATTGGTCATACTGTAACTGGTTTCGAGTGGGGAGATGTATTCCCGGACATAGAGCAGTTCGAACAGGTTATTCATCTAGGTGCTATCTCTTCTACAACAGAGCGTAATGTAGAGAAAATAATGACACAGAATTACAAATTCAGTGTTGATCTTTTAGATATGTGTAATTATTACAACATACCTTTCCAGTATTCAAGTTCGGCGTCTGTATATGGTTTGAACCAATTGTTTACAGAAACTTCACCAGTTGATCCTAGAACACCCTATGCATGGTCAAAATATATGTTCGAACTGTATGCTTCTGGTAAACAGGCACAGGGATTCAGATACTTTAATGTATACGGTCCACATGAAGATCATAAAGGATCACAAGCTAGCCCCTATCATCAGTTTACTTATCAAGCGCTTAATTCAAGAGTAATTAATGTATTTGAAAATAGCGAAAACTTTTTAAGAGATTTTGTACCCGTGGAGACTGTTATCGATGCACATATTCGTTTTATGGAATTTAAAGTAAGCGGTATTTGGAATGTAGGTACAGGTAAGACTAAATCCTTTTTAGATGTAGCTGGAGAGGTTGCAGAAAAGTATAATGCTAGAATTGAATATATTCCTTTCCCTGAACATCTTAAGCATTCCTACCAACGTTACACGTGTGCAGATATGACTAACTTCAATAAGGTATACTCTGGTGTCTAAGTCTGTCTTTGTTAATGGTACATTTGACATTTTACATCTTGGTCATCTGGCTCTTCTTAATTATGCTAAGAGCTTAGGTGATAAGTTATTTGTAGCTATTGATAGTGATGAGAGAATTAAACAGTTAAAAGGTCCGTCAAGACCTATTTACGATTCATTTCAGCGTAAGACTATGTTACTTAATCTTAAGGCAGTAGATGAAGTGGAAGTATTCAGTAGTGACGAGGAGCTTGAGATGTGGATTAAACAGATCAAACCCTCTATAATGGTAGTAGGTAGTGACTGGCGCAATAAGACTGTGATAGGCAGTCAGTATGCTAAACGATTAGAATTTTTTGAACGCATTGATGATTACTCCTCCACAAGAACCATATCAAATATTATTAATAGGTGATAGCTGTATCGATGAGTACCAGTACGGTACAGTAGATCGCATAAGCCCGGAAGCCCCGGTTCCTATTTTTAAATATCTTCGCTCGGAAGAAAAACCAGGCATGGTTTATAATGTCAGGAATAATCTAGAAAAACTAGGTTGCGAGGTAACGCTTATTACCCGTGAACCATCAAGAAAAATTAGACTTATCGATAGTAGAACAGGTCATCATATAGTTCGTATTGACCAGGACGTGTTTGCTGTCCCCGTAGATATATTACCAAATGTTACACTTAACTATGATGCAATAGTTATCTCAGATTATGACAAGGGTGTTGTTACATATGAATTAGTTGAACAGTTAATTCAAACGACTTCTGTGCCAATTTTTATTGACACGAAGAAAACTGACTTGGCCAGATTTGAGGGAGCAATAGTTAAAATTAATAGCTCGGAGAATAGCTTAGCAAGGACATTTCCTACAGAATTAATTGTAACCACAGGTAAACAAGGTGCCCGGTATAAGGGTAGGCAGTACCCGGCAGTTGACATCGACGTTGTTGACGTCTGTGGCGCAGGTGATACATTCTTAGCCGCCTTAGTATATGGATATCTTCTTGAACGTAAGATGTCAACAGCAATTGCATTTGCTGTACAGGCAGGGTCAGTAACAGTACAACACATGGGTGTATATGCTCCCACGTTAGAGGAAATAGTATGCGTTTAGAAGGCTTTGTAGAGAAGGGTTGGGGCCACGAGCTGATCTGGGCTACCAATGATAAATATTGTGGTAAGCTTTTACACTTTAAAAGAGCATCAAAATTTTCTATGCATTTTCATGCACAGAAAGATGAAACGTGGTATGTGCTATCGGGTAGGTTTGAGGTTCGTTGGATCGATACTACCGATGCTTCAGAAAAATTCGTTCAATTATATCAAGGGGATACATGGCACAATAAGCCGTTACTACCCCATCAGTTGATATGTATTGAAGAGGGTACTATAATAGAAGTATCAACACCTGATTCAGTAGAAGATAATTACAGGGTAGCACCCGGGGATAGTCAAACAAATGGCACAATTCATACCAAATGATATTATGAATGGTAAAAATAGGCTTAAGTTTGTGGCTGCTATTTACCCGAGTGATATAAAGCAAAAACAATCGCGGGGTAGCTCAGTAGAAGAGCGCGGGACTCATAATCCCGAGGTCGTAGGTGCGACTCCTTCCCCCGCAACCATTTCTCCTAATATTATTTTAGGGTATAACTAATGAAGTTGTTTGTACTTGCCGCATTACTATTTGTTAGTAATGCGTTTGCAGTTAACATTACCGCCCAGAGCTGGTTGGAGACTGATGTTCAGGGTAACTTGATTGAAGGTTCAAATATTAATGTAGTTCGTTCTATCGCCAGTATTACTAAGCTAATGACTGTAATGGCTGTACTTGATAATAATCAAAATATGCAAGAGAAGCTCGGTAAGTATACAAGAGAGCAACACATTCAACTGGCTTTAGTAAAATCAGATAATAATTCTGCTAAAGTATTATGTGATAATTTTCCAGGTGGTCGGTTTCAATGTATTCGATACATGAATGAAAAAGCTTATGTTTTAGGGATGATTAAAACAAAGTTTATTGACCCAACCGGTCTCAGTCCAATGAACATTAGCACAGCCTTAGATCTGCTGAAACTGGTATTTGAAGCAAGTTACTATCCTGAAATTGTTAAAGCTAGTCAGACAGCTGTACTGACTATTAAGACTGGTAAGCAAGTACAGACGTTTAATAACACCAACCCTATTGTTGGTAAGCGTCATAGCTTTATTGTTAGTAAGACCGGAACGACAAATGCAGCCGGTGGTTGCATTGTGATGATGGTAGATACAGAAGTTGGCCGCCGTATCGTTATCATACTTGGAAGTAAAAACGGCAAGGTACGAATACCTGAAGCCGAATTTATTGTATCACAGAGTTAACGGTAACCAGAGCCATATTCCTTGACTCATTAGTAACGCAGATAAAGCTCCGACTATAATACTTGCAACGTACAGGGCAGGAGCAACAGCTAAGATACTAGCAGATAGTAACACAATTGAGATCTGAAAGCCTGATCCTGCAAACGTCATCCAGGGGCCTGATTTACGAACTTCGTCGCGCTCTGCTTCTAGTGCACGAGCCTTAGCCATCAACTCTTTCTTACCCTCACCTGTTGCAGGTTCACTCTCATATCTATTAATCTTTGCAGTTAACTTATCTGCTTTATCAAATTGTTTTCTTTCAACTGCATCGTCTCTAGCCATTTCAGCCAGTGTCTGCTTAATAGACTTAGCTTGATAAAAAGCCCAGGTATCGTTTGCTTTAATAGTATTGTTTAATACCTTAGAACTATTGCCAGAAGCAATATAGGTATTAATGGCCAGAAGAGCAGCAAGTACGGTAATAAGCCACCCTGCTTTGTCTTTGATCTGAGCTTCACGTTCACTTCTGCTTAAAGGTTTTTTTTCTTCTGCCATACTTCTTCCTTTATTTCTTTGCAATCATTGCTTGTATTTTTTCTTGCATCATTTTAGCCCAGAATGGTTGGGGAAAATTCCAGCCAATAAATGCACCTACTGCTACCCAAAGTAAAATATCTAACATAATTTTCTCCTTTATTATTTATTAACCAGGTAAAAATCTACCTATCAAACCATTAACCAATCTATTCGATAAGTCATCAGGTAAGAATTTTAAGAACCCTAAAAAGTATAATGCCACGCTACCATATACAAATATCTTTAAACACATATCAAAAGTTTTTTGATATTCGTTCATCTTCCACACCTTGCACTTGTTTGACACCATTGTATCAGTTCATAACTACCGATTGCAAATAGGAATACGATAAATGAAACTGCACCTATAATCATTGCCCATTCATTTAACTCTGCTTCTTTTTGTTTACGTTTGCGTTCTTGTGCATTATGGAGTCTTATATCATTAGCATCGTCTGCATCCATTTCTGCTTGACGAGCCTTGATTTTATTCCATACGTCAATCTTGCCTGTCTGCATAAACAGTAATTTTAGTTCTTCTTCAAAAGCTCTGGCCTGCTCTAACGCCATCTCAATCTGGAGAGCGGTTCCCATGTTAGAACTTTTCTTAGATTTCTTAGCTTCAACTAATGCTTTTGTTGCGGTGCTCTTGGCATCAAACATTTTGCCAATCATTGGGGCAAGAGAACCTAAGTCGTTGGCTACTTTTGCCGCCTTCTTAACCATGCTAATTGCAGACGTAATGCCTGCAAGTGCTGTGATAGGATCAATCATTTCTTTTTTTCCTCTTTCTCTTTTTTACGCCACTCTAAACATACCACTTTTCTATTATAAACATCGCCACTCCAAGTCCACCTAATACATTGTGGTGCTTGTACGTACATGTAGATAGCGAGAGCAGTGCCGAACATTTTAGTTTGACAATGGATTATCCAATGCCTTTTTAATTTTAGAATCTACTTCAGTTCTTAGAGCTCTTATTTCAGTTTGTGTTTCTTTTTGATTCTTGACCAGTTCGCGATTGATGTCTTTTAAAGTTGCATCAACATCGCGTTTAATTTCTTTTACAGTTCCATCAACATCACGTTTGATTTCTTTCATTCCAGTATCGGTTAGTCGTTGATCAGTCTTGCTACTACGCTCAACATTCTCAACTACACTTTCCAATCTACGAACATCACCTTTAAGGTCTATCTTAATTGTATCTGTATACTCAACCATCTTACTGGTATTAGCGTCCAACACTTCCATCTTCTTATAAATTTCAGTTAAGTCAGGGGTAACATATTCAGCAATCTTTTTCTTCATGCCTTGATAATCTTTGTATACTTCAAAAGCACCATACAACCCACCTAGTGTAGATGATACTAAGGTAAATGCAACCATGAGTTTTGCAGGTGTAAATTCATAACCACCAATACTGATAACAGTGTCTTTACTTGCATACTTCTTTACTGCTGCTTCTGCTTCGTCAATCTTAGCGTTAACGTTCTTAATTTCTTCTGCCATTTTACTTCCTTATTTGTATTGTTGATCAACCATTTGTTGATGTTTGGCATCACTGCCACCTGTTAACCCTCTTAGTAATCTTACATTGTCAACTGTTCGGTTGTTTTTGTATATTGTTTCAGGTTTATAAAAAGGAGCATCGCGTAGTACAATTAAGCTGTATGCTTCATACCCTTTTGGAATCTGTGCCATAGCGGCAACATCAACGCCACCGGCTAAGTCGTTTGGTTGTACATTCTTTTTAACAGATTCAGTACGTTGTTCCACGTTAGTTTGCATCATGTCCATTCGTTGATTCATCATATCTGACAATGGATTTCCGGCTTTGCCTATGCCTCCAAATCCGGCTACTTGCATTGGAGGTTCTTCTACTTCATAATTTTTTGATTCATTACGGAATTGCGTTACCGATAAAGTTTGGCTAGACGATTGACCTGTTGTAGAACTATTTAAACTGTCTACATTGAATATACTTGTACTGGCTTTGGCAACAGAAAGTCCAGTACCGTTATATGCTTGACCTGCATTGTTTATTTGTTGCGTTTGTCCAGACATTTGCATACTTGACTGGGTCGCCTGACTGGCAAATTGTGCCGCGGCAGTAGCACTATTCGCGCTCATGTCTTGGTTCATAGCAATTGCAGTACTGCTGGCAGTTTGCGAACTTTGCATAGCACTTTCGAATGCTCTTGTTGCGGTTTGTACAGCAGTTGCCTGTACTGCTTTATCTTTTTCCTGCGCGGTTCTTGCTATACTTAATGCAGCGCCTGGAGTCATTTTAGGGCCATCGTTTGATCTATTTGGACCTGCAGCCGGTCCTGCTTGACTTGGACCTGAACTCGGTTGTGGAGCAGACTGTGTTTGTTGTGGCGGCCCACCTGCAGGTTGTGGGCCAGCGGCAGGCCCTTGTTGTGGACCTTGTGGACCTGGTTGTGATGGACTGTCCATAGGGCCGATAGAATTTGGATTTGAATCTTGTCCCTGCGGACCTGCTGCCGGACCTTGTGACCCCATCGGTCCTTGTGACCCCATCGGTCCTTGTGACCCCATCGGTCCTTGTGGTCCTTGCGGTCCTGGGACAGGATTAGTAGGATCTGGGCCTGCCGCTGGCCCAGGAGAAATTAATGCATAGTTAGGCGCAGGTACAAACGATGTCACAGATGCATTTGATACTGTGGATCCTAATATGGAATTTTTAACAGTAGCTAGTGCATATCCTGGACAAGTAGGACTTGATAATGGATCAGCAATACACGGGTCGGGTCTAACTGAATACTTTAAACTGAAGTTCACATTGTAAATTTCAGGGCCATACGTACCTGCCCAAAAGTTATTATCACGACCTATAAACCCCACTTGTGCATTACTATAGGTTGAAGCGGCAACTGGACTGGCAAATGTTTCACTAAAGTTAAACAGTGTCCAGTTATATTTTTGATTAGTCTGTGCTGTGTAATCATAAGTTGAGGCAAGACTGCCTGCTGAATTGTAAAATTTAACATACGCACCCAGGTAATCTTGTCTACCATCATCCCAACCGTTGCCGTTCTTGGCCATAAAGCCAAAGTTGAACCCGCTAAGTTGTACACCGCTTCCACCGATAGATAGGGCCTTGTTTATATTAACAATTTGATTTAAGTCTACAGTACCGTAAGAGAAGTTGATATTGTTTCCTTCTCTAATGCTGGGATTTGGACCACAGTTACCCGGTTGTCCTGCTCCAAAGCACAGTTGGTTGACATAGACACCGTTGTTCCACGTACTTGTTGTTTCCGTGGGACCAATACCGTAATTTATTAAATTACCGGTAACAGGGTCAATAGATTGACTGTTAGAATAACTTGAACACAAGAGCCCCAAGAAGAGCGCCAATGCCAACTTTCTTATATGTGTCATCTGTTTTTGCCTCGTCTAACTTTGGTATTTTATCTGCGTTAGCTTCCCAAGAAGCTTTAGCCTGAGCACCGATTTGACCTTCATAAGGGCAAGGTGTACCTGCGGCCATCATGGCATCAAAAACTCTACGGTCTTGGCACATGGTAGCAACTGCGGCCACTTTCATGCCCATGTCATACAGGGTTTTAGATAACTTTAAGCGTTCGCAATTCATATCACGGACTGTTCCACCACTGCTTACACCAAAGATTTGAGTTTGTACGCTACCACTTGTTCCTGTGCTACATAAGTCAGCATTACCGCCTGACATCATGGTAGGCGCAACTGCGGTTGGAGGAGGTTGAATAACACGTTGCGTAATATCACTGGTATTGATATTACGATTAGTCATATCTCCGCTATTAACGTTATTGTTTTGATTAACGTTTTGATTAGCGCTCGTACTTGTATTGTTGTTGTTGTTAGTCATTGTACCAGTATTAACATTATTGTTATTATTGGTCATTGTACCGCTGTTAATGTTATTATTGGTATTGTTTGAAGTAGACGTACTAGTATTAATATTACGGTTTGTCATATCACCAGTGTTAACATTATTATTAGTATTTACACTGGTGCTTGTATTAATATTGCGGTTAGTCATGTCACCCGTGTTAACGTTGTTATTGTTAAACGTTTGAGTACCGCTGTTAACGTTGTTGTTGTTATTTGTATAGGTAACCGAACCGCTCATAACGTTGTTATTGTTATTGTTGTTGGTCATTGTGCCACTATTAACGTTATTGTTGTTATTAGTGTTGGTTGTACCGCCACTTAACACAGTATTATTGTTAGTAGTTACTGTGCCGCTATTAACGTTGTTGGTGTTAATCGTACTTGTACTGGTAGTGGTACTGTTGGTGTCAACTAGACTCTTTGAGTCATAAGTGCCCTGATTGATTAATGTCTGTGCATTAATACTCCCAGTTATCATAACAAAAAGCATTGCCACAAGCTTTTTGTACTTGTATGTCATTTACTTTTCCTTTTGGGTAATGTTTTGTCGCTATTCACTCACTTTCGTATTATAATTCATTATCATGTCATTTATTTATGGTCCCGTAAGGTGGCATAAGTATTCAAAAGCACCTATAATAAGCAAATGCTCTTCTATACTAATATCTATACGCGTGGAAACTACGTTCATTTTCGTGGTTTTAAAGATGGAAAACGCGTAAATCAAAAGATTCCTTTCCAACCTACCCTGTATGTTCGTTCTGGTAAGCCGTCAGAATTTAAGTCGTTGTGGGGCGAAAATCTTGAAAAGATTAAGTTCAGTACGATTAAAGAAGCAAGAAACTTTGTTGAGCAGTATAAGGAAGTAAGTAACTTTCCTATCTTCGGTAATAGAAGTTATACGTATCAGTTCATCAGTAAGATGTTCCCTGATATGATTGAGTTCGATATATCGTTGATGAAAATTGTGACTATCGATATTGAGACGACAACGGAATACGGGTTTCCTGAACCCAGGACTGCTCAAGAGCAAGTCACCCTTATATCTGTACAGGACTTTAATACCAAAGTAATTACAACGTTTGGTTGCGGTCCTTATCTAAGCAAGAAACCTAATTCCGTATACGTTCAATGTAAAGACGAGTTCGATCTTCTACGTCAGTTTATTAATCATCATAAGTCCGATTATCCTGATGTGACGACAGGCTGGAATAGTCAGTTATTTGATATCGCATACCTATCTTCTCGCATTACAAAAGTGCTTGGTGAGAAAGCTTTAGATGAATGCTCACCATGGGGTATTATTAGGCAGTACGAAGTACCTACTGCCCGGGGTCGTACTCAATTGGCGTATGAGTGGTGCGGTATTTCTATTCTCGACTTTATGGATCTGTATAAGAAGTTTTCTTATAAGATGGTTGAGAACTATAAACTGGATACCGTTGCTATGGAAGAGCTCGGTGAAAATAAGTTAAAGAATCCTCATGCAACGTTTAAAGAGTTCTATACCAAGGACTGGGAGCTGTTTGTGGACTATAATATCCGCGACGTAGAGTTGGTGGATAGGTTAGAGGATAAGATGAGGATCATTAACTTGATTCTTACGATGGCTTATGATGCTAAGTGTAACTATACCGATATCTTTTCATCTGTAAGAACCTGGGATTGTATCTTATACAATAAGTTGTTGAAAGATAATATTATAGTACATAATCCGCCGGGTGTTGATCCAGATAAGGATCGTACTATTATGGGTGCGTATGTTAAAGAGCCTAAACCTTCTCGATACGATTGGGTAGTATCTTTTGACGCTACCTCCCTATACCCCTCTATCATTATGACCTGGAATATGTCTCCAGAGACGCTGGTAGATGGTCAGAAGTTCTTAGCAGATGACGAGAGATCGATTCAGCGGTTGATAGACCATGAGGTCAATACTTCAGAGTTACATAAGAATAACTGGTCTATGACTGCAAATGGACAAAGTTTTACTCGAACTAAGAAAGGTATATTCCCTGAGCTTATTGAGTTTTACTTTACCTCTAGGCAGGTGGCGAAGAAAGAAATGTTAGCTGCCCAGACTATGTACGAGGAAACTAAAGATAAAAAGTATCTTGGTCTGATCTCTAGTCTTAACTCCAAGCAGATGGCTGCTAAGATCTTGATGAACTCACTTTACGGTGCAATGGGTAATATTCACTTCAGGTATTACGATATTCGTATTGCCGAAGGTATTACTATGACCGGTCAGTTTCTAATTAGATCAGTTGCTAAAAAATTAAACGAGTTTGTTAATAAAGAAGTAGGAACTAAAGATGTTGAATATTCTTTTTACTCTGATACCGATTCTACCTATATTACTCTTGGTGCTCTTGTTGAGAAGAATCTTGCAGGTAGAGAAAAGTCAGCAATCGTTGACGTACTCGATAAGTACTGCGCAACTCAAATTGAACCGACGATCAATGATGCTTGCGAGTCTATTTCGGATTATCTGAATACTTACCAACGTAAGATTAAGTTCAAGCGTGAGATTATTGCCGATAGAGGTATCTGGATTGCTAAGAAACGTTACGCTGTTAACGTTTATAACTCTGAGGGCGTTGCATACGATCCCCCTAAACTAAAAGTGTTGGGTATGGAGATTGTTAGATCCTCTACCCCTGCCCCGGTACGAAAGGCATTGAAAGAGGCGGTAGCTATTGCACTTACCAAGGACGAGACTACTTTAAGAAAGTATGTGGTAGATCTGGAAGCCAGGTGGCATAGCCTTGAGCCGGAAGATATTGCTTTCCCTCGTGGTGTTAACGGTATCAAAGAGTACGCAGACTCTAACGGTATCTTTAGGAAGGGTACCCCTATACACGTTAGGGGTGCTCTCATATATAATCATCTAGTCACAAGTAAGGGGCTAGAGAAAAAGTATCAGTTGATTCAGGAGGGCGATAAGATTAAGTTCTTGTATCTTCGTGAACCCAATCCACTCGGTACCCATGTTATTACCTTTGCTGGTGAAGTACCTCCTGAATTTAAAATTCGGGAATATATTGATTATGATAAAATGTTTGAGAAGTCTTTTCTTGAACCCCTTAACTCTTTACTCAGCTGTATTGGCTGGCAAGTTAAAGAAACCGCATCTCTAGAAGGATTATTCGGATGAAAAAATATATTGCAATTCTCTCGCTACTGTTAGTTACCCAGGCATTTGCTCAAAAGATGCCTAAGAACTCAGCAACTTATGATACTCAAGTTTTACGTGTAAGTGATGGCGATACTATTGTTATCGCAGCGCCGTTCTTACCTGCTCCGCTCAAACCAGAACTAGCAGTTCGTATCTTCGGTGTGGATACACCAGAAAAAGGACACAGAGCACAGTGTCCACAAGAAGATCAAAGAGCACAGTTAGCCAGTAAGTGGACCACGCAGTTGATCGCTCAGGGTGGTAAGATACAAGTTACATTATATGCCTGGGATAAATTTGGGGGTAGAGTGCTTGGAGATATCTTAGTCAATGGTCAGAGTGTTCGAGCAGGTTTAATTGCTAATGGACTAGCTCGAGAATATTACGGTGACGCCAAGCAAAGCTGGTGTCAGTAATCGATTGAACTTACGTCTGATTTATATTATAATATGTGAACTTTAAGGAATTATACTATGTCTATACTTGATAAAATTAAGAAAAACTCTACGATTAAAGATACGGCTATCCTAGCCGATTCGAAGTTCTTTCAGAAGAAAGATATGATTCCTACTTCTATCCCTGCAATTAATATTGCATTGTCTGGAAAACTGGATGGTGGTTTAACTCCAGGACTGACTATGTGGGCAGGGCCTTCGAAGCACTTTAAGACGGCTTTTTCATTATTGATGGCTAAATCGTATCTGGATAAGTACCCAGATGCAGCCTTACTATTTTATGATTCTGAGTTCGGTACTCCTCAGTCATACTTTGACTCTTTCGGTATTGATTCTAAACGGGTTATTCATACTCCTTTAACTAATATTGAGCAGTTAAAGTTTGATGTAATGACTCAGTTAGAGGGCGTCGAAAGAAGTGACCATTTAATTATTATTATTGACTCTATTGGTAATCTTGCGTCTAAGAAAGAAGTCGAGGATGCTCTCGAAGGTAAGTCTGTTGCAGATATGTCGCGTGCAAAGCAGATTAAGTCATTGTTTCGTATGATTACACCTCATCTATCTCTTAAAGATATACCTATGATTGTAGTTAACCATACTTACAAGACTATGGAATTATACTCTAAAGACGTAGTTGGTGGTGGTACTGGTTCTTATTATGCTGCCGATAATATCTTTATCCTTGGTCGTCAGCAAGAAAAAGACGGTACAGAGGTTGTAGGTTATAACTTTATTATTAACGTTGAGAAGTCACGTTATGTAAGAGAGAAATCTAAGATCCCTGTTACTGTTCGTCACGATGGTGGTATTAGTCGTTGGTCTGGCTTACTGGATATGGCTTTAGAATCAGGTCACGTTATTAAGCCTTCTAATGGTTGGTACTCCCGGGTTGATAAGGCTACAGGTGAAGTGGAAGAACAGAAGTTTAGATCTGCACAATGTGATACAAAAGAATTCTGGATGCCTATTCTCCAATCAAAGTCATTTCAAGATTGGGTTAAGACTACATACCAAGTTGCTAATGGCGCGATTCTAAGTGATGAAGATATTACAAAGGAGTACGCTGATGTTGAGGAATGATTTATTTAAACCTTGGTTCGTTGGTGAAAAGGATTGGGGCTTTGAAATTATTGATGGTGAGTATAAAGGTGTAACCGTTCAGATAGAAAAGTTAGATTGGCCGGATGAGGGTAAAAGTGAACTTGCTCTTGACTACCACGTAGTACATAAACCCGAAATAATTACGGATGAAGATGTTAAGGGTGATAAATTTAAAGTTGTCATAGAAGTAATTATAAACGATATTTTAAGAGAAGCAATTGATGACCTCAAACAGACTAGAGATAACGATACTACGGAATCTAGTACATAATGAAAGCTACATGCGGAAGGTCTTACCGTTTGTAAAGTCTGAATACTTTACAGATGAGAGTGAGAGAACGATCTATAAGGTAATTAGTGATTTTGTAATTAAGTATAATAAGCCTCCGACTACTGAGGCGTTGGGTATAACGTTACAAAATTCTAATTTACCTGAAGGTACGTTTAAAGAGACTAGTGACCTGGTAAAAGAGTTAGAAGTATTTGAGCAGCCAAATCAAGACTGGCTGTTGGACGAGACTGAAAAGTTTTGTAAAGATAAGGCCGTATATAATGCCATTCTTCAATCGATTGGTATCATGGAAGGTAGAGATAAGAACTTTAGTAAAGATGGCATACCATCATTGTTACAGGAGGCGCTAGGTGTCTGCTTTGATTCTTCCGTGGGTCACGATTATTTCGAAGATTCTTCTGAGCGTTTTGATTTTTATAATCGGGTGGAGTCTCGCCTTCCGTTTGATCTTTCGCTATTCAATAAAATCACAAATGGAGGTCTACCAAACAAGACGCTTAATATTGCTCTGGCTGGTACTGGTGTGGGTAAGTCTCTTTTCATGTGTCACATGGCTGCTGCTAATTTGGCTCTAGGTAAGAACGTTCTCTATATTACGATGGAGATGGCAGAGGAGAGGATTGCCGAGCGTGTCGACGCTAACTTACTTAATGTCGAAATAGATCAGTTAAAGAATTTACCTAAGCAGATGTTTGAAGGTAGAATCGATAAGATTAACGGTAAATCTCATGGTAAGTTAATTATCAAAGAATACCCTACAGCATCTGCTCACGTAGGTCATTTTAAGGGATTACTGAACGAATTGTCGTTAAAACGCTCATTTAAGCCAGATGTTATCTTTATTGACTATTTGAATATCTGCGCATCCTCTAGATTTAAGCCCGGTGGCGGAGTCAATTCTTATACATATATCAAAGCCATTGCTGAAGAGTTGAGAGGTCTAGCTGTAGAATTTAATTTACCTATCGTCTCCGCTACACAAACTACGCGTTCGGGTTTCTCGAATACAGATGTGGAGCTGACCGATACGTCCGAATCCTTCGGTTTACCCGCCACGGCAGATTTTATGTTTGCCTTAATAAGTACAGAAGAGCTCGAAGGTCTCAATCAGATCATGGTCAAGCAGTTAAAAAACCGGTATAATGATCCAACATTATATAAGCGGTTTATGATTGGTATTGATCGTGCGAAGATGCGACTTTATGACTTAGAGGATATTGCGCAAAGTAATCTAGCTGATTCCGGTCAAGAGGATAACGAGAATAGCAATTTTGGTATGTCTAAAATGTTTAAAACTAAGGATTTCTCCGGCATTAAAGTATAAATAAATTGAAAAGGAGGTCCTATGTATCTTGCACCAGCAATTGATCAAGTTTTAGAGGATAAGAAATCTAAGCTTTTAGGACGACCTACTTATTATCAAATCGCCGGAACTCTGACTCGCGGCTACAAAAAAGCCGAAATACCATTTAAATTTAGATTTGAAACTTTTGATGATTACGGGCCTGATGATTTCTCAGTATCCGGTCTATACGACATGGAGGAAGATGTTAAATACATCATACTCAACTTCCCTAAAGAACAAAGAAAATTTAATCTCACAAATGAAATTTGGAGAGATTTTAAATTCGCTGTGTCTCAAGTCTGCCAGCACGAAACAATTCACGAGTTACAATGGCAGAACAGAGAAACAGATGGGGAACCATGTGCAATAGACTTTCGTAACTTAACAGGTTCAATATCGGAAGAAAAAGAATATCTTGCAGACATCGATGAAATAGATGCTTACGGTCACGATATAGCGATGGAGATTAGATTCTGTTACCCTAAAAAAGACCCTTACGAAATTTTAAGAACTATTGATACTAGAAAGAAACTTTGGTCGTATAATTATTATAAAAAAATATACAAGGGAGACGATTGGTCCAAGATAAAAAAGAGACTTCTAAAGAAAACCTTTCAATGGATGCCTCATGTTACTGTATAATCTGAAAGGTTTAAATGAACGATGTTGTTCTAACGGGGGGAGACTTGATTCAGATCACCCTCATGCTTGTAGCCTGTTACGCTTGTTACTGGAAGGGAAAATATGAAGGTATTGAGGAAACCGTAATAGAATTAATTGATAGAGGGTTACTCGATGCAGAAGCCCTAGAAGAAGAAGAGCCGTAAGGCTCTTTTTTTATGACGTAACGACCACCCAAAAGTTGCCAGTAACCCTGAAATAGGTTATAATAACATATGTTTAAAAGGAATACATTATGACTCAAACTAATTCACGAGCACGGGTTAAGCAAGATATGGTGGGTGGTGAGGGTATGATATTTTTGTTTAGTCAATATCATTCGGCAACTTTAGAAAGCTTTCGAGTAATCTGTAAGGAGCTGATAGAGCAATCCTCTGGTAAGCGTACAACCAAAGATAAGTTCATCTACGAGTTAGAGCGAGCAACGTCTAAGGATGTTATGGTTACCAAGGTAACCAACTATCTGATGGCAGGTCAAGGCCTGGGCGTTTGATAGTATTTTTTATATTATGAAAGGCATTGATATGTTTACAGTAGCAGGTGTTTCCCGTAACAACGGGGTGATTAAGGTTCGTTTTTGTTCTGATAAGGTTCTTCGAATTAAGAACTTGCAGAAGCAAGGTGATACGGATATCGATTTGATTGAGCTTCCTAAGCCCATGACTAAACCAGAAGCGTGTCAGTTTCTTTTGGATCAAGATCAGTTCGCAACTTATGCATCAGATATTATCGAGATTTTGGGAAAGAAAGAGTTGATTAAATCTGTGAAACAGCCTATAATTGAGGCTGTGAAAGAGGAAAAAGTCGACCTAGAACTTGAGTCAATTAAAGAACTAGCTGAAGCTTGATCGTCTGTTACGAGAGAGAGACCACCGCTCTCGTAACTTTTTTTAAATGGT